AAAAGAAGAGATAGGATTTTTACCTGGTGATTTAAGAGAAAAAATGGATCCTTGGATTCAACCTATCTACCAAAATATGTATGCTTTATATGATAAAGATAAAGTAGAAAAATTAATTGAGGATGGTAAAATAGAAATTGTACCTTTAGCTTTTATGCGAGGTAGAACATTTTTAGACTCCTGTATTATTGTAGATGAGGCTCAAAACGTCACACATGAACAAATGGAAATGATAGCTACCCGTATTGGTTTACGAAGCAAAATGATTGTTTGTGGAGATGACCACCAGGTAGACTTAAAAGCAAAACGTGATTCTGGTTTTAGATTCTTATATACAGCGGCTCGTAAAGTAAAAAATATGACAGCAATTACTTTAAAACAAAACCATAGAGACCCGATTGTATCAGACTTAATAAATATTTATGAGGAAGCAGCAGAAAAAGGTCTTACATTAGGAACCTCAGGAACTAATGGAACCTCAAAAAGGTAATATTTATAATAAAATACAATGTCAGCAGGTAAATATTCTTTTGTAATTGAACAAGGAGCTACATTTGAGCTTGAACTTCAATATCTAGATCCTAATGGGAATTATATTGATCTTACAGGATACGATGGAAGAATGCAAATCCGTCCAAGTACTACCTCAGACACTGTTTATTTAACCCTTTCTAGTAGTCTAGATGCTTGTGGTACAGGATTAAATTTTAGTGGTTCATCAGGAGATAAAAGCCCGACATCAGGATCAATTGGTGTTTATATATCAGCTGTTTCTTCTTCTGCTTTAGATTTTACCCAAGGTGTATATGATTTAACTATATATTCAGGTAGTGGTGATTGTGTTTATGTTCTAAGACTATTAGAAGGAAATGTTAAATTATCAAATGATGTAACTAGACCCTCATATTAAAATAAAATGGCAGCAAATACAGTTAACGTATATTCAGTAGGAGTTCAAGGACCAACAGGCGCAACAGGAGCAGATGGTACAAGTGGAACTTCAGGTACTTCAGGAGTAGCAGGTACTTCAGGTACTTCAGGAACAAATGGAACTTCAGGTTCAAGTGGTACGTCAGGAAGTTCAGGAAATGGAACTTCAGGTTCTTCAGGTTCAAGTGGAACTTCAGGTATAAATGGATCTTCAGGTACTTCTGGTACTTCAGGAGCAGCTTTCCCATTTACTGGTTCAGCAGGAATTACAGGATCTTTAATCTTAAATGGAAGACTTAATAATGGTCAATCACCTGCAAATACAACTACTGGAGATTATTCTCATGCTGAGGGTAGTTTTACTATTGCTTTAGGTCTAGGATCACATGCTGAAGGTAATTCCTCAGAAGCTAACGGGGCTTATTCTCACGCTGAAGGATATACTGCATTAGCTGGAGGTAATTATTCACACGCTGAAGGTAGAGAAACAAAAACAGATGGTGCCTATGCTCACTCAGAAGGATACGCAACCACAGCTTCTGGAGATTATTACCATGCTGAAGGATTTAACACACAAGCTACTGGTCAATATTCACATACTGAAGGTTGGGGTACTATAGCAAATGCTAATTACCAACACGCTGAAGGAACTTTTAATATAGCAGATTCTAATGCTTTATGGGTATTAGGTGATGGAGCTAATTCTGGAGCTAGAAGTAACTTAATAGCAGCTTATACAAATGCTGTTACAATCACTGGATCTCTTCAAACCACAGGATCCTTAAATACTTTTAATTCCATTTCAGGATCTGTTCTAACTCCAACACAATCTGCCGCCCCTTCTTTTAATGGTGTAGATGGACAATTTACTTTTGCTACTGTTAGTGGACAGTATTACATTTATGTTTGGATGAATGGTGGTTGGAGATCAACTGAATTAACTTAATTTTAAAATAAATAAATATATAAGGGTTCCAATAATGGAACCCTTTTTTTTTAATATTTATAATAAAATAACCTATGTCTTCTACAGTAATTCCTATATGGCCCGGCTCATCTTCATTTTTCCCTGGGGAAACTCCTTTTGGATTCTATGACAATGATTCTGATTTCCAAGTTGACGCTGATAAAGTAGCCAAGTTTTGTGCTTTACGTTTAGGATATCCTATTGAAAACGTTGAATTACAGGCTGTAAACTTTTATACTGCTTTTGAAGAAGCAACTACTGTTTATGGAAACGAATTATATGCTTATCAATTAAGAGATAACTATTTATCCTTAGAAGGAGTTAATACAGGATCTGTTACTCCTAACTCTAATATTATAACTCCATCAATGGCTAATATTGTTAGATTATCTGAACAATATGGTGAAGAAGCTGGTGTTGGAGGTAATGTGACTTGGTATAAAGGAAGATTAACTTTAGAAGCAGGTGTACAAAAATATGATTTAGCTGATTGGGCAATATCTCAAAGTATTACTGGTGGTATAGAAATTAAAAATGTTTGGTATCAACCACCACCAGCGGTTAATCAATTATATTCTACTTCTTTATTAACTGGACAAGGTGGTTTAGGAGGTGTTCCTGCTGCTGGTTTATATGGATTTGGATATGGGTATGCTAATTATTTAATGATGCCTACAAGCTTTACTATGCAAAACATTCAAGCAATTGAAATGCAAAACCAAGTAATGCTTTCAAATTATACTTTTAATATTATAGACAATGTACTATCAGTATTCCCTGTTCCAGGAACAGGATTTGCTGATGATGGAATTGATGGTGGAGCTAATTTATATTATGGTGAATATTTAATATTTGATTTTATTAAAATAGATGATAGATTAAATTCAGCTGTAACAAATGGAACTGGAAAAATATCTAATTCTTCAAATGTTCCTTATAATAATCCTAACTATAATCAAATTAATTCAATAGGTAGAAGTTGGATTTTTGAATTTACTTTAGCTTTATCTAAAGAAATGCTAGGTTATACCCGAAATAAATACTCAACAATACCTATCCCAGGTGCTGAAGTTCAATTAAATGGTGATACTTTAATTTCTGCAGCTACATCTGAAAAAGAAGCTTTAGTCACAAGATTAAGAGAATATTTTGACTCAACCTCTCGTCAATCATTACTCGAAAGAAGAGCAGCAGAATCAGTAGCTCGTAAAAGTGAATTAGGGGAAGTTCCAATGACAATTTTTATAGGATAATATGGCTTTATTTGGACAAATGCGAGATATAAGTATGTTTCGATTCGTGAATCGCGAATTGATGCAAAAAATTATATCTCAACAAGTAGTATATTATAAATGTAATGTTGGTGAAACAGTAACTAATATGTATGGTGAAGCTTCACAAGGTAGAATATTTAATGAACCTTTACTTATATTTTCTTTAATTGATAGATCAGGACAAACATCTCCAATTTTAGATGAACAAATAGGATTTAATTGGCCTATAACTTTTAGATTTCTAAGAGATGATTTAGTAGATGCTAATTTAGTCCCTGAAGTAGGGGATTTTATAATGTGGAGTAATGGATATTGGGAAATTGATAATACAGAAATTAATCAATTATTTGTAGGAAAAGATCCACAATATCCTTATTTAGATGATAATAATAATAACCCATACGAAACAGACCTAGGAGAATTCGGCTATAACGTATCAGTTATATGTTCTGCCCACTATGTACCAGCTGATAGAGTTGGTATAGTTAATCAAAGATTATAATGCCAATAAACGGAAGAAAACCAATACCAGCAACCCAAAAAGAGTTAAGTATAGCTCAACATGTTCCTTCTTTTCCTCAAGAAGGTAATCCTAACTTATCATTGGATACAAAAAATAGGGCGTTACAAACCTCATTTAAAGGTGATAACACAAAACCTTTTAGTATAGGCATACAAGACATTGATGAGGCTATTTTTTATTATATGAGAAATGTTATTAAGCCTTTTACAATTCAAAATGGTCAAAGAATAGAAGTTCCTGTATTATATGGAGATCCTGAAAAATGGAAATCTTATCAAAAAGATGGTTACTTAAGAGATTTAAAGGGTGCTTTAATGGCTCCTTTAATTATGTTTAAAAGAACAAACATTGAAAAAAATAGAAGCATCGCTAATAAATTAGATGCTAACTCACCTTACAACTATGGTGTATTCACTAAAAAATACAACCCTAAAGAAATATATGATAATTTTAAAGTATTAAATAACAGAGCACCATCTAAAACATATTACGCTGTAGTAATGCCTGATTATTTAACAGTTACTTATTCATTTATAGTTTTTACATATTATGTAGAACAACAAAATAAAATAATTGAAGCTATAGAATATGCTTCTGACTCATACTGGGGAGATCCAGAACGTTTTAAATTTAAAGCTATGATAAATTCTTTTGGTTTTCAAACAGAATTAGCAGAAAGTAGTGAACGAATTGTTAGAAGTACATTTGATTTAACATTAAACGGATATATAATACCAGATACAATTCAAAAAGACATGAACGCAACTAAAAAATACTCTGAAGGAGCAAAAGTAATATTTTCAATTGAAGCTACAAATAATCAAGATATTTTTGATGGAAATACAGAAGGTGGAAGAATTGTAACTGAAGATCCAAACGCTAAAAGAGCTTCAAATAGATCAACCTCAGTCGGATAAGGCCAATATTTATAGTAAACAATAATGGCTAAAGTTAGATTCCTTGATCAGGTACCAGTAGGGGTTTTCCAAGCGGATACAGCAGGAAGTGGTAATGGTACTATTGATATATATTATACTGGGTCACTAGTTAAATCTAGTGCTCCTTTTATTAACTTTACAGGTTCAGTTGACGCATATACAGATATTATTTCTTCAACAGAAGGAGTAACAGTCTTTATATCAGGTTCAGGTGTAGGCTTCCCATTTTCTGGTTCAGCAGTAATTACAGGTTCATTAGTAATTTCTGGTTCTTCTCAACCTATTATAATTCAAACTTTACCATATGAAGCTAGTCCTTCATATGTTGTAACTTATATACCTGCTACTGGAGAAGTAGAATATTCTGATATGCCTTCAAATGGTTCTTCAGGTTCTTCAGGAACTTCAGGTAGTTCAGGTACAAGTGGTTCATCAGGTTCAAGTGGAACAAGTGGTTCATCTGGTACCTCAGGCAGTTCAGGTTCTAGCGGAACTTCAGGCAGCTCAGGCTCTAGTGGAACATCAGGCTCAAGCGGAACATCAGGTTCATCAGGAACATCTGGTAGTTCAGGCTCAAGTGGAACTTCTGGCTCATCAGGCTCAAGTGGAACAAGCGGTTCATCTGGAACTTCAGGATCAAGTGGCTCATCTGGAACCTCAGGATCAAGCGGTTCATCTGGAACTTCAGGATCAAGTGGAACATCTGGTAGTTCAGGTTCAAGTGGAACTTCAGGTTCATCAGGAACAAGTGGAAGTTCAGGCTCAAGTGGAACATCAGGTAGTAGTGGTTCATCAGGAACCTCTGGATCTAGAGGAACATCAGGTAGTTCAGGTACTTCTGGTTCATCAGGAACTAGTGGTTCATCAGGTTCTTCTGGTACAAGTGGTTCAAGTGGTTCATCAGGTACTTCAGGTTCATCTGGAACCTCAGGATCAAGCGGTTCATCAGGAACATCTGGCTCATCAGGTACTTCAGGTAGTTCAGGAACATCTGGTTCATCAGGAACAAGCGGAAGTTCAGGCTCATCTGGTACCTCTGGTAGTTCAGGTTCATCAGGAACAAGCGGTTCTTCTGGTTCATCAGGTACTTCAGGTTCTTCAGGAACATCAGGTTCAAGCGGAACATCAGGTTCAAGCGGAACATCAGGTTCATCAGGCTCGTCAGGTACATCAGGTATAGATGGAAGTTCAGGTAGTTCAGGTACAAGCGGTTCATCAGGATCAAGTGGAACTAGTGGTTCATCAGGAAGTTCTGGAACTAGTGGTTCTTCAGGAACATCTGGCTCAAGTGGAACTTCTGGCTCATCTGGTACATCTGGTTCTTCAGGTACTTCAGGTAGTTCAGGTTCATCAGGAACTAGTGGTATAGATGGTTCATCAGGTTCATCAGGAACATCTGGTAGTTCAGGCTCAAGTGGAACATCAGGTTCATCTGGAACTTCAGGTAGCTCAGGCTCAAGTGGAACATCAGGTTCATCAGGCTCATCAGGTACAAGTGGATCATCAGGAACTAGTGGTTCATCAGGTACATCAGGTATAGATGGAAGTTCAGGTTCTTCAGGAACATCTGGCAGCTCAGGCTCAAGTGGAACATCAGGTTCTAGTGGTTCATCTGGAACTTCAGGCTCATCAGGTACAAGTGGATCTTCAGGAACAAGTGGATCTTCAGGTTCAAGCGGAACTTCAGGATCAAGCGGTTCATCAGGTACTTCAGGTTCATCAGGAACAAGTGGAAGTTCAGGCTCAAGTGGAACATCAGGCTCATCAGGTACAAGTGGTTCAAGTGGTACAAGTGGTTCATCAGGAACTTCTGGCTCATCAGGCTCATCTGGTACATCTGGTAGTTCAGGTTCAAGCGGAACTAGTGGTTCATCAGGAACATCTGGTTCAAGCGGTACTTCAGGTTCATCAGGAACATCAGGCAGTAGTGGTTCATCTGGTACATCTGGTAGTTCAGGTTCTTCAGGTACATCAGGTAGCTCAGGTTCATCAGGAACAAGCGGCTCATCAGGAACAAGTGGTTCATCAGGAACTTCTGGCTCATCAGGTTCATCAGGTACAAGCGGCTCTTCAGGTAGCTCAGGTACCTCAGGTATAAGTGGAGTAAATGGAACAAGTGGCTCATCAGGTACTTCTGGTTCATCAGGAACCTCAGGTAGTTCTGGTTCATCAGGAACTAGTGGTATAGATGGTACATCTGGTAGTTCAGGCTCATCTGGTACTTCTGGTTCATCAGGATCAAGTGGTACTTCAGGTATAAGTGGTGTTAATGGTACCAGTGGTTCTTCAGGAACATCTGGTTCAAGTGGTACTTCTGGTTCATCAGGAACTAGTGGTTCTTCAGGTTCATCTGGTACATCAGGTAGTTCTGGTTCATCAGGAACCTCAGGTTCATCAGGTACTAGTGGCTCAAGTGGTACATCTGGTTCTTCAGGTTCATCTGGAACATCAGGATCAAGTGGTAGTAGTGGAACTAGCGGTTCATCAGGTACAAGCGGTTCATCAGGAACATCTGGCTC